GCGTAGGCAGAAAGACAACGCTTACCAAGCAGCAGGAGAAAGCGTTTAAAGAAATGAAAGACAAAGCAGTGACGGTGTTCTCTGCTGGTGAAGTCGCTGCGCCCAACGCTGCGGTGATGCTGAGCAAGTTGTTGCAGATTAGCTGCGGGGTTGTGTACGGCGATGTCGGCGCGATTGCTATTGACGCAGCAGACCGGTATAATACGCTTACTGAATTACTCGACGAGATCGGCGACAAAGCAATTATCTTCGTACCACTCAAAGGTGTGCAGTTGTGGTTGCGAGATAAGCTTACCGCTGATGGTTATGACATAGCCATGGTTAACGGTGACACATCGAAGACAGAACGCAATCAGATATTTAGTGACTTTCAACACACAGATAAACCCAAGATATTGCTGGCACATCCGAAGGTAGCAGCACACGGTCTTACACTTACTAGGTCAAGAGATGTTATTTGGTTTGCACCAATCTATTCACTTGAGCAATACGAACAAGCAAATGCACGTATTCGCCGGATCACTACGACTGGCAAAACAACTGTGTGGCACATCTACGCCACCAGCTTCGAGGCAGAGTTGTACCGCCGACTGCGGGCGAAGCAAAACACTTTGGCGGAATTTTTGACGCTGGTTCGTGGCGTCAACAGTGACGATTAGTTAAATAGTAAGGAGGTAGTATGAATTACGAACTCGCTGCAGAGCGGTATCTGCGTGTGCGTGGGGAGATCGAAGAACTTGATCGAGCACATAAGGCAGACCGCGCTAAGTTGTCTTTAAAGCTTCAGGCGCTGGAGAGTTGGTTTACAGCCAAGGCGCAGGAAGATGGACTAGACACGGTGAAAACTCCGTTGGGCACGGGGTACTGGTCAACGCACCACACGGCCACCGTTGCGTCCCGCGAAGCCTTCTTTAGCTACTGCAAAGCAAACGATACATGGGATATGGTCGAGGCCCGTGCATCGAAGTCTGGTGTGAAGAGCTACGTGCAAGAACACGGAACTCCACCGCCGGGCGTTGACTTCTCGTCCACCCGTGTATTTAACTTCCGTAAAGCCCAAAACAAGGAAAGCTAACATGACAAATCTAACCCAAGTCCCAGCGCACATTGCTGCGCGTATCGCTGCCCGTCAACAGTCGGGTGTTAAGTCTGCAATTACTGCTGCGCTTGTCAAAGACGGCATCAACATTCCACGCATTAGCATTCGCGCAGGGCGGTATCGTCTGGTCGAGGATGGTGTGGAGACAACTGTCGGCACTACGCTCGATACTATCATCGTGGGTGCAAACCCACGGGTGTCCAAGGTGTTCTACGCCAAACAATTCGACGCGTCTGCGTCTGACGTGCGCCCTGACTGCTGGTCGAACGATGGCTTAAAGCCTGACGCGGCTATCGAGTCGCCGGTACACAGTGCTTGCGCTGACTGCCCGAACAACATTCTGGGCTCAAAGATACTGCCGTCCGGTGCTAAGTCAAAGATGTGCTCAGACCAGCGCCACCTTGCTGTGGTACCTGCTGCCGACCCAACCAAGGTCTACAGTCTGACTGTGCCAGTGTCGGGTATGAAGAACCTGCGCGAGTATGTCAAAGACTTAGACAACTACGGCATGGGCACTGAGGATGTTATTACTGAGATGGGGTTTGACGACTCGGCGAGTTATCCAAAGATTACGTTTACCCGCAAGAACTACGTGCCTGAGAAAGCATCCACGCGTGTAGAAGAGTTGATCGAGAGTGATGCGGTCAAGATTGCTACCCGTCAGTTGTCACCACGACAATCTGGACCTGCGATTGCTGCCCCGCAAAAAGCTCCGGCCATTGCTGCCCCGGCAGTTGATGAAGCCTATGAGGAAGAAGTCGCTGCGGCTCCGGCACCTGTTGCCAAAGCACCAAAAGAAAAGCCTGCGGTTGCTCCTGTGAAAGCCTCAGAAGAATTGTCGGCTAAGCTCGACAGTCTCTTCGACGAGTAATAGAATAAGGCATAAAAACGCGCCCCCGCTTCGGCGGGGGTTTCTATCTGAGGGCACGGCATTGGATACTAAAAACTTTCTTACTCGCGTATTTGCCCAACAAGACGAACTTGTTATTTGCACTCACAAGCCTGATCCATCAGGTCAGAACCCAAGAGGTTTCTTTTGGAACCGTGGGTCGTTTGCGAACATCGATGATGCAGTCGCTGCGATTCACAAGTGGGATCAAGAGCAAGACACGACTTTGTACTTCGGCGTTGGAGCGTTTGCGAACCACGCATACATTGGTGACAATGGAAAACGTAAGTGGTACAGAACACAAGAAAAAGCTACGCTGTTTAAAACATTAGCGCTTGACTTAGACATTGGTGAAGACAAGCCATACGCAACACAGAAAGAAGGCTGGACTGCGCTGAACGCAGCGCTTAACAAAATAGGTATGCCGACACCGATGATCGTCTCGTCGGGCAAAGGTTTGCATTGCTACTGGCCGCTGACACAATCGATCAGCACCGCGCACTGGGTGAAGGCATCAACAGCGTTGCGTCTTGCGCTTGAAGAAAAAAATGTAACGATTGATACGTCGAAGATTCACGACCCTTCGATGGTGCTGCGACCAGTTGGTACGCATCACAAAAAACAAACTCCATGGAAGTTAGTCGAGTGCAAGTTAGACTCACCTGACTATGACCCAGTGCAGTTGTTCACTGTGTTAAAGCCTTGGTTTGGCAAAGTAACTAAGGCTGCACCGAAGCGCGTGTCGAAGGGCGCAAGCAGTGTGTTGTCGGCAGTCACTAACTCGCGTGATGTGCGTATCGAGATCGTCGCTCAGCATTGCAAACAGATCGCAGCACTCGTCGCATCAGGCGGTGTGACAGACGCAGCAGGTAATCCAGTTACAGAACCGCTGTGGCGCGCGTCCGGTGGCATGGCTAAGCATGCAGTCAATGTTGAAGAAGCGATCATCATGCTGGCAGGTAAGCATCCAGACTTTGACTTGCAAGACAGCATGGCGAAGATAGATGGATGGCGTGGCACTGGCCCTACAACATGCGCGAAGTTCGAACAGCTGTGCGCCGAGGGTTGCAAGGGGTGCCCACACAAAGGGAAGATCACTAGCCCAGCGCAGTTAACGTCATCGACTACCAGCACGGTTGAGGTCAGCGGCGAGGAAGCTATCGAGCTAGAGTTGCCACCGCCGTACGTAGAGCGAGACGGGAAGATATTTAAAGAGATCAAGATCAAGACTGAGGGCAAGGACGCGAACGGCAACGCCGTTGATATAGAGACTACTGACTGGGAGCTAACGTCACCGTACCCGATGCACGTCACAGGCGTGTACAAGGATTTTGTATCTGGCAAGTCTACGTTCAGATTAGCGATCAGATATCCGATGATTGGCTGGAAAGAAGAAGACCACGAGCTTGCAGTGATCGCAAGTATCGGCAAAGAGTTTTCTACCTTCCTACTTAATAGGCAGGTGTTCAGTGTCAAAAACGCGGGGATGCAAGAAAGACTACGGGGTTATTTGATGGACTACTTAACCATGGTGCAGAACCAAGCACCGACAGGCATTGATTTTATTGCGTTCGGATGGCAAGACGATGGCTCGTTCTTGTGCGGCGAAAAGATTATCGGCTCACCTACGGGCGCAACTGATCGCAGACTGCGAGGTCCTGCTGCGCGTTACGCTGAGATCATCAAGCCACATGGCTCACGCGATGAGTGGGTCAACGCTATGCGCATGCTGAACAACCCCGGCACAGCACCAATGCGCGCGGCTGTGATGCTGGGTACAGCAGGGGTCTTGGGTAAGGTTGCAGGTAACAGCTGTTTGGTTGTGTCGATCTACTCCACAGAAACTACGACAGGTAAGTCGCTGTCGCTGATCGCTGCCAACAGTTTGGTCGGCACACCACGTGACCTGATGTTGAATAAGAACGATACGTCGAACGCGCTGTACAAAATCCGTGGCGTACTGAATAACCTGCCATGCACAATCGATGAATTAACCACGGCCAAAGATGAAGACATGGCTGACTTGGCTTACGACCTGAGCCAAGGCCGTGAGAAGATCGCCATGAACAAAGAGCGGGAGCTGCGTGAGCCGGTGAGGTGGGATGGGCCTACGCTGATTACGACCAACTTCTCGCTGCATCAGAAGTTCGAGAACGTGCAGACAAGCAACGACCCGCTGAAGGCTAGGACACTGGAGCTACATCACCACGACCGGTCGTTCATCAAGCCTGACGAGACGGGTGGCAACAACGGCAACCGGTTCTTTGACATGGTGGCTAAGAACAATGGCTGGGCAATGCCTGAGCTAGTCTCCGCAGTGATCGACTTGGGTGGACCTGAAGCTGTGTGGGCTAAGGGCGAAGCGGCGTTCATGAAGAAATTCAACTTCGTCTTCGAGCCGCAGGAGCGATTCTTCCGCTCAAGCATTATCAGCGCATGGACAATGAGCAAGATTGCCGAGAAGCTAGGGCTGTTCCCGTTCGACATAGAGGGCACCACCAAGTATCTTCTCGACCACGTGTTGAAGGTGCGCAAGGAAATGATCGACGCTAAGCCGGATGTGTTCGACACCATCGGCCAGTACTTGCAGGAGCATAACGACCGGCTGATCGAGGTCACAGAAATCTACGGCTCAGGTAAGGAACAGGTGCAGATTCCTGCCCCAGAACGCGCTGTGGCGCGCCTGAAGGTGGTCTACGACAGCACCACGCCAGTCATGCCCGGAAGCGTCCTAGCGATCAATCTGACTCTGTTTAAGCAGTGGCTGAACAAGACACGAGACAGCATCGACCGCGTGGTACGGGAGCTACATGATAACAACGCGTTGATCTCTGCGCGGGACCGAGTTACTATGTTCAAGGGGTGCCATAACAGAAACCCCGGGCAAGCCCATTGCCTAATTATTAACGTGAATCACCCACGGTTCGTAGACGCGATTACCAGCACCACGGCACGGCAGCAAAGCCCTGTTACGTTGGCGGTGTTGCAAGGCTCAGCGAGCTAGGAGATCGACATGGCACGGAACTATAAGACCGAGTACCAGAATTATCAGGGTACTGAGGAACAGAAGAAGAATCGGGCGAAGCGCAACGCAGCGCGTCGCGAGATGGAACGTAAGGGCGTGGTATCAAAGGGAGACGGCAAAGACGTTGACCACAAGCGCCCCATCGTTAAAGGTGGAGGTAACGGAAACGGGAACCTACGTGCAGTACCCGCTTCCGCCAATCGCTCATTCCCAAGAAACAAACGAGCCGGGATGAAGTAATTACTTCTTCGGCTTAGCCGAAGATTTCACAGCTTTGCCTTTCGAATGGGCAACCATCTTCTTGGCAGCAGCTTGTGAAATCTTCATCTTCTTGGCGAAAGCTGGATCGTGCGCCGCAGCCCGCATAGTGCGGGCTTGCTTTTCTGATGTGAACGGCATTACTTCTTACCTTTCTTCATCATCTTTTCCATTTTCTTTTCTTTGGATTCCATGCCCTTGGATTCCATCTTCTCGTGTTTCATCATAGCGGCTTTGTTTGGATACTTCTCCATACCGCCGTACTCTTTGATCATCTTAGGTTTGCCTGCCTTTTTCATTTCTTGGCTCCTTTCATCTTCATAGCGCATACGCCCATCTTGGCGCACTTAGCTGGAGTGGGGCATCCTTTGCAGGGCTTGAATGATGCTGGCTTAGCTTTCATTACTTCCTCCTTGCGGCTCTCATGTTATCCACGAGATTAGGGTATGGACGGCCAGCTTTCTTGGCCGCTGCTTTAGCTGACGCCTTCTTTGCAGGTGACAGCTTTTTGGGTTTCCCCAAATCGGATGGGCGAGGTTGTTCCCAGACAGGCTTTTTCATGTTAGTTCTCGTTCATTATCTTTAATGTATTTTACCCATTCAGGTGCGTCTACTGCCGCGTACAAATATTGCGCGGCAAACTCTAGCAACATAGGATCATCTCTAAAGTGCCCAAGTCCTCTGTTACAATGATTACACAACAGCCCACGTATTTCACCCGTCGTATGATCGTGATCGACAACAAGTTTTTCTTCCACGCCACAAATTACACACTGTGTAACTGACTGCTTTAATTCTTTTAGCGCTTCATCAGAAATAACAGAGCGAAATTTGCCGCGATTTATGCCGCTTCTGTACGTAGCACGGCACGCACGGCACCAACTATCTAAGCCGTTACGTTTTTTGTTGTGTAAAGGAAAATACTCCGGCGACTCCGGCTTACTTTCCTTACATCTTGTACAAGTTAGCAATTCCATGCTTTTAACGACAACGCTTTACGTGTTGGTCGTCCTTTTTCATCCTTCATTGGCCCCGGCATCCCAGACATTCTGGCGCAAAAAGAATCACGACGCGCCGCGTCCTTCTTTGTTTTAGGGTTTGGTGCAGGGGGCTTTAGCCCCGGCTTGCCGGGGTTAGCTGCGTTGTACGAAGCACGACCCTTGGCGTTCAGACCGCCCTTCGGGTTCTGCCCTTCCTTGCGCTGCCATGCAGGAGTCTTAGCCATCATAATTCCTCGTCAAGTTCTTCGCCACGAACTTCAGCAATCCGGCGCTCCATACGTTCTCTGAGGACTTCCAATTCCTCGTCGAGTGCGTCGTAGTCTGGGTAGCCTTTGCTGTACTCTTCCCTCTTAGCCTTGCGCATAGCGGCCTTGAAGTCTTTCTCAATGCCC